GCAGGTAGCCGACTGGTTTGTTGGCGACTGCCATGCGTGGAACCCTATGCGCCCGGGTCGATCGGGCCTGGCACCGCCGTTCGCCGGAGCGTCAACAAGACAGGCTGCGGTCGGACGGCCTCAGTAGCCGGCAAGCCAAGTCGCGGTGACGCCGACGGGGGCGGGAGGCCAATGCGCGTCGCTGGCGTAGGTCATGTCGCCGGCCGCGATGAGGGCTTCGCGCGCGTCGATCATGGTGCCCTCCCAGGTATTGATGGCGTCGAGCAGGACGGCATCGCCAGCCTCAACGTCGGTCAGCACCTGGCCGAGACGGACCTTATTCAGCAACGCCGTCGCCTCCCGCTGCAGGGAGGCCTGCTTCAGGGCGTCGCCGAGCGCCGCGGTAATCCGGCGTGCGTACTCGGCGCGGATGTTCGCCGTGATCTGGGCGGCCGTGGGGGTGGGCACGGCCGGCGCGGCGTAGGTCACGCCGTCGCCGTTCAGCGTGTCGCCGATGTTGCCACCGATGGGACCAAGCATCTGCCCGGCCGGTGGCGTCCACGTCGACTCAGGGTCGATCATGACGAGGTTGACGACTTTGCGGGTCGCCGAATCGACAAGCGGGGTTGCAACTGCGGTCATGATGGTCCTCAGCTCAGCTCAATAAACATGATCGCGCCAGGCGCGCCGTTACCGCCGGTCTGCGGCCCGGTCCCAGCATCGCAGCCACCGCCGCCTGCTCCGTATTGAAGGGCGGCTCCGCCCGGTAAGGTCGTCGGGGTCGTCGTTACGTTCACACCGAGGCCAGCAGCTCCAAGCGGGCTTGGGCCGCCGTTACCGCCGTGGTCATAGCCGGATGAATCGCCCGGGTTGCCGTTGAAGGCCCATGTGCCGCCCGTGGGTGTGCCGCCGAGTCCGCCTTGACCGTTGTTGTTGACACCGGTGCTTTGAGCGGCCTGGCCACCGAGGCCACCGCCAGCCGTGAAATAGGAGCCGAAGGACGTCGCGCCGCCATTGCCGCCGTTCGCACCACTAGATGCTGCGCCGCCTGCGCCGATCGTGACGGACACGCTCGAGACGCCGGTCAAGGACATCTTATGAATAATGAAGGCGCCAGCGCCGCCGCCCGCGCCGGTGCCGTTGGCGGGTGAACCGCCGCCGGCAGCGCCTCCGCCGACCGCAAGGGCGATCAGCGTGGTTGCGCCCGCCGTTGGCGTATAAGCACCGGACGAGGTTACGAGCGAGATATTGAGCAGACGGCCGCTCGCACTGACGTTCGCGGGCAGCGTCTCGACGAGCTGCAGGTTGGTGCCGTCGTATGAAAACACACCGATTTCTCCAGCTGCGGCGTCCCCGCTCTGGATCGGGCTGCCGTCTGGGCGTTTGATGTTGATGCTGCCGAGGCCGTTGAGGTTAGCCGTCGCCGCGCCCGTGAAACCGTTGGCAAGCTTAATGCGAAGAAGCTTACCGGCGATCGCGGCATAGGATGCCGGCGCGATTGAGAAACTCGCGACGACGGCATTGGCCGTACCGCTGGTGTCGACGGCATAGTAGTCGACGACCGAGGCTGGCGCCGCGGCCCACGGCAGCAGCACAAAGGCCGTCAACGCGTTTGAGTAGCGCAGCACGGTCGGCCGGCCGGCGGCAAACTCGCCGCCCGTCAGCGCCGCGTTGGCGTAGGTTTTGACCGGCGTCACGCCGAGCCCGAACGGGTTGACGGTCACCGCGCCCGTATTGGCATTGGCCGGAGAATACGACAGGAGCATGCCGTCAAACAGCGCCGGCGCAACGGGAAGGTCCCCGTCCTCTCCGACGACGTGAGCGTTGGCCGTTCCGCTATCGACGCCGGCAAACACCACGGGCCGCAGCGCGTTGGCGTTGGCCCACGGTGGCAGCACCCAGGCGCCGCCAGAAATAATCGACGGCGACCAGTAGAGCGCGGTCGGACCGTTGGCCTGGAATTCTCCGCCGATGAGAGCGGCGCCGGCGGGCGTCACGATCGGCTTGATGCCGAGGCCGGCGACGTTGGCTGTGCTGGCCGACGTGTTGCCATGGCCCGCCACGAAATACGCCCACATGCCGGCAAACAGCGCCTTGGGAGGCACCACGCTGCCCAGAAGCGGCGAGAGGACATAGGCGTTGGCCGCGCCTGTATCCTGGTAGCCGACACCGGCCGACGCCGCTCGCGCCAGCGCCTCGGCGATCATCTCCATGTTGGGATCGGTCGTGGTGCGCGGATCGGTCGGGTAGGTCGTCAGCGTGATGCCCATCGAGATGATCGCATTCATCATCTCGGGGACGTAATCGTCGAACTCGGCCGCGAGGTGCATGCCGGCGAGCGAGGCGCCGCTATTGGCAACCTTGGACGGGAACGAATACATGCTAGAGGACCTTTCCGCTTGAGCCGCAGGTGAGCCAGCCATTCCCGACCGGGTCGGCATTCCAGACGACGACCACGTTGGCCGGTTTCACGCGGTTGATCAGGCACATGAATGTCTGACAGGCCGATGAGGTCGTCGGGAACGCATAATCGTTGGTGTAATCGAAGCCGGCTTCCCCGCACCCCGACGTGATGTCGATGTAAACCCGGAAGCGCCCGCGCTTGGGAAAGTCGAAGAAGTACGAATCGAGACACGCATCAAACAGCGCAGGTTGTTGGACGTACCAGCCCGGGACGATCGAGATCGTCAGCCCGAACAGAGACGCCAGATCGTGCCAGTCCCGTGCCGTAGTCCAGCGCTTCTTCTTCAGCCGCCACACGACCCAGGCCCGGCGCTGCTCGATCGTATCGACGCGCGGCAGACACGGATCAGGCAGCGAGACCGCGCGCTCCCAATCGGAAATCAGTTCGTTGGTCGTGTAGGGGTTGAGTTCGAGCGCGAGAGCACACAGCGCCACCGACGCGTCGGTGAAGGCTTGAGAGATCCCCGACCACAGCAAATTGGCGGTCTTGCCGGTGATGCGGTAGGCGTCCCAGGCTGGCCCCGTCGGCAGATGGCGCAGCAGCACGCGCAGCGCCTGCCCGGCCCAGGGCTGATATTGATGGCAGGAGGTATCGGTCATCAGACGAAGCTCACCGAGAGCAGCGTCGGCAGTTCATTGGACGCCATGACGGTGTCGGTCGTCGGCGCCGCAAACGAGAAGGATTGCAGCACCGCGCCCGTCACCGGGTCGACGAGCCCCTTGATCGCGCACTGCAGATCGAGCAGCGCCACCGTCGTCTCATAATTGGCGTTCTCGCCGAACCATTGGACAAAGGCGCTGTTGACCGCGGCCCGCATCGCGGTGCTGTCGGGCACGATGTGGACTTGAATCGCGATGGGGTGCGGCACCGGAGACATGACCATCACGTCCTCGGGCGCCGTGTTGGCCGTCATCGTCTCGGCGACGATCAGGGACTTGACCGCGGCGACCTCGGCGGCGGTCGGAAAGATGTTGCCGTCGTTGTCGCGTACAAACGCGATCTTGACCTGACCCTCGTAGACGCCGTTGGCGCCGTCGAGCGTCGCCTCTTTCACCCAGACCCGTGTAACGCCGGGAACGGTGCCGGCGATCAGTCTGATTTCGGGGGCCGAAAACGCGCCGTAATCGGTGCCCAGCGCATCCAGCACGCGGGTGCGAAAGGCGTCGGGAAGCTCCGGGTCGGTGCCGCCCTCGATCCCGCCGAAGGTCGCAAGCGCGGTCGTGTCGACGCCGGTGGGAGATCCGACCACGGTCAGGGTGCCACCGTTGCTGACGTTGGTGGCGCTTCCCAGCGATTGGGCGGTGACCGACGCCGAGGCCCACGTCGCCGAAACCCGTGCGCCGGTCGCGGGCGACGCCGTGGGGGCCGCATTCGGGGTATAGGAAAAATCGTTGTCGTCGGTGACAACGATCGGGAACGACCCGTTGTAATTGGACTCGCTCGCCCCGCTGATCGCAACCGTCATGCCCGTCGCCAGCAGATGGTCCTGCGCCGTGGTGGCGAACACGGTGTTCGAGGGCGCGTTGTAGATCAGGTTTGACAGCACCAGCGACTGAGTGACGATGGCGCTCGCGCTGTCGGTCAGGAACGTGATGCCGTTGGCCTGCAGGGTCGTGCCGGAGGGAATAGCCGTGCCCGGGGTCCCCGTGAACGCGACGATGCCTAAGCTGGGGGCCGCCGGGTTCGGCTTCAGGTTGGTGATATCACACCACCACCCGGTGGTGAGGAAGTCGCCGGTCGCGGTCTGGGGAAAGAACTGGCGGCACGCATCGCGCAGCGCGACATACCAGTCCTGCAGCGCCGACCCGACGCTCTTGATCCAGCCGCCGACCATCGAGCGGCGCGCGGGCGTAGGGTCGAGGTTCGGCAGCGTGCCGCGCACGTAGGTCGCGAGCGAGTTGTAAACGTCCTCGCGCGAAGGAATGGAGAGCGGCATCAAGCCTCCGAAAGAGAACGAGGGTCGGTCAGTTCGAGCCCAAAAGGCCGGAACCCGAGGCTTTCCAGAGCTGGTATGACTTGCGCGATCCGTCCACGGCGTCGGTGACGGTGACGGTGATCACGACGCGCCGCGTTTGGGGATCGTAGGCGAGGACCGCATCCATCTGGGTCGCGAGGCCATCCTCGATGAGCCAGTGCAGCGAAGACAGGACCTCCATCCGCAGCAAAGCCAGGACGTCGGGCGTGCCGCGGCGCTGCTCGTAGAGCCACAGGCCCGACCCGTAGTTGTCGGCGGGAACCTCCGACAACAGGTTGCCGATCCAGCCGCGCCGCTTCATCGGGTCGGCACATTCAGACGACTCGGCCCGGCGATCGGAGAACAGGGAACACAGCAGCGGCGTTTGCAGGCCGGAGACCGTCGTCAGATCGCGAGAGGTCGCGTCGATGACGAGATCGTAGATGCCGTCGGACCCGCGCGCCATGGCGACGTCGGTGAAGGGGCCTGTGGTCATGGTCAGATGATCGCAAACACTTTGGTGCTCGGTCCGGCGGTCGTCAGGACCGCCGCGCCATTGAGCCCGGCCAGATTGACGACGCCGCCCGCCAGCACGTTGTTGTCAGCCCCGGATTGAGTCTCGACCTTGCCATGCGCTGTCGCCGTGACGTCGCCGTTGGGCGAGGCGATCGCGGTATGGCCTTCGTCGTCCTGGTGGATGGTCTGGCCGTGCTTGTAGTTCTTGTGCATGGTCTCGCCGGGCTTCTTGCCGTCGGTGCGCTGCGCCGGCGCCGGGAAAGCGAAGCCCATGATTTTGCCGTCGGCATCGTCGAGCGGGATGCACAGCACGCGCCAGCCCTTCATGGGCGCGCCTTCCATGCCGGAGCCGTTGATGATCTCGACGTCGTGCTGCTTGCCGTCGGCGGTGACCTTGGTCAACATGGAGATGCCCTTGTCCGAGCTCTCCTCGCTGACAAACCCATGAAATGCCCCCCGGACTTTCATTGCAGCCGTTCCCCCTCAATTTCCACTGTCAACGTCGACCTCGGTATCGGGATCATTGATGCCCATCTCCTGCGGGCTGACGGGTTCATGCGTGGTGTTGGACTCACCCAGCGGTCCGCTTGATGTCCGCTGCGGTCCCCCGCCGCGGCTCGCCTGGTCGGTGAACCCGTCCTCGAGCGTGAATTTCAACTGCGTGCTGGCACCGTGGGTCGCGCCGGCCTCTTTCTGGAACTCGACTTCCTTCAGAAGCAGGTCGGCGTTGATGTTCCAGGCCCAGTCGTAGACCGGCACCAGATTGCCGGGCCACCACAGCGTCGCGCCGTCAGAGGTCGTGAAGCCTGGCACCGTGCACACGTACTCGTTGGACTTGGCCCGCATGCTGTTCTGGTGCCACTTGGCGCTCTCTTTGGGCGAGGATCCCGAATGGGCCTCGCCGCCGCGCATATGACGCCGGCGCTCAGGCCGAACACTGGTGTCGCTGGCGACCCCGTAGCGCGAGGAGAGGGCCGCGCCCTGCCCTTGCGGTTCGCCCTTGCCGAGCTTTTCCCAGCCACGGTCGGTCGAACTCTTCTGGCCTGCCACCGCCGTCGTGTTGTGGCGGTTGAAATCGTCGATTCCGAACTGGCTCTTCTTGACGTTGTTCGTCGGGTCGTCGGGCAGCCCGCACCGGATATAGGCGCCCGCCAGCCGTCGCCCCTGGTTCTGGTCGATGACCAGGTTGCCAAGTCCGTCGGTCGTCAGCACCGAATGGCGCTTAGCGGCCCACTTCTCGAGGAATTCAAGCCCGCGCGCGTTGATGGGCGCGGAGACCTTTTCGGCGAGCCCGAATGGCGCAGAGCCTACCCGGTCGATCACCTTGATGGAGCCGAGCCCCATGGCCGACAGCGTTTGGCTCGCGACCGCCGACATCGTGGTCGGCGGGGTTACATCCAGCTTCGGACCGATGGTGCTGTCGATCAGGTCCTGGGTCTTGTCGCGGATCTGGGCCTGAATGACGTGGGTCTTGTCGTCGTGCTCGCCCCAGATGCGGTGCACGTGACCGGTCAGGACGGGCCTCTTGGCGCAGATGACCTGGACCACGTCGCCGATCTTGACCGGCAGCGGCACGCCCGGCTGCGGGCTCATCCTGAGCGTGCAATCGCCGGTGGCCCTGTCGAACGCCTGGGTGATCTGGAAGTGGGTCCAGCCGGTGAACGCCTGGCCGTTGAGCAGGACGATCGCCGAGGTGTCCGGGACGGTCAGGGCCATTGCCGTCAGTTCCTGAGCACGTCGACCGGCCCGCTATAGAGCAGAGGCGTCTTGCCATCGTTGAGAGAGACGAGCAGTTCGGTGTTGGCGTCGCTGTCGTAAAGCATGTAGGCGAGGACCGAGGCCGGCAGGTCGTGGACCGACAGAGATATGATCGACGGCAACGTGACCTGATCCTGGTGCAGGACCTCGATCGTCTCCGACAGAAGCGTGGTCAGGTCGTTACGCTGACCGGTCTCCATGTCGCACAGGCTGGTCGCCTCATAGGCCGCAACGACGGCCTGGATATCCGCGGTCACCTGTTCGGCAGTTTGATAGGTCTTGCCAGCGACCGCCTCGCACAGATTGACGTAGGATGTCACCGTCAGCGCGGTGCCAAGCGCCGTCAGGACTTGCTGGCGGCGGGCGAGATCGACGGTCGAGGGCGTGATGGCCGCAGCCGACGATGCCACCGCCGCCGCCGCGGCAACCTGCGACACCGCCCCATTATAAAGTGCGGTCTGGGACACGGTGGCAGCGTCAAAGGGCGACCGCAGCAGCGTTTGCAGGCTGGCGGCAAACGCGGCCGGGTTGACCGTGATCAGCTGGGGCTGCTGCAGGAGCGCGCCGGCTGCCACCTGGACGCCGGCGACGTTGGAGAAGGCGCTAAGCGCCGTCGAAACGATCGAGGAGATCGCGCCGGAAACGACCGAGAGCGTCATGCCCCCGAGCGAGAACGGGTTCGGGAATTGAGCTATGAAGGCGTTGAAGGCCGCGGTGATGTCGAGGGCGGCCAGCCCTGAGATGGACGCGGCGATGCCCGACACCAGGCCGGGCCAGCTTGGCGGTCCGGTCTCGTGGGCCTCGACCTCGAATTTGATGATCCCGATCGACTCGTCGGAATGCTTGGTCGAAATCTTGCCGATCTGAACGAAGCGGCGCCCGTGGGTCGGATGGACCAGAATGCCGGGGCCCGGCATCTGGAACGCGCCTTCGAGCGCCCGCATTTGCGAGAGCGCGTCGGGGCCGGCAACCCAGGCCTCGAATTTGAAATCCGCGACCGCGAGACCGTTGTCCTCGACATAGCGCGTGTTGCTGTCGGGATAGGTGTGGATGACGGCATGACGGCCGGTCTCGACCGATCCGTGCGGCACATAGAACGGCACGCCCCGGAAGGAGGCGGGGAGCAGTTCCTGGAGGGCGGCCATCGGCTTAGGACTTGTCCATCAGATGCGCGTGGCGCGCGGCCTGAGCCGCGGCCTGGTTGTGCGCGTTGGCAAAGCCGCGGCCTCCGTCGTGAACGCCGGCCCCAGCGCCGTGGTGTCCGTGCCCGCTGTGACCGTGGGCCACGCCGTGGGCGTGATGGGCGGCCGCAGTCGCCGCCATGGCGAACGCACTGCCCGAGCCGTGACCCGAGCCGGCAGCGCCTGCGGGATGGTGACCAGTATGGCCAGTGTGGTGACCAGAATGGCCGCCGTGGCTGTGGCCGTGACCATGATGGGCGCCCGGATGCCAGCTGGCGTGGTGGCCGTGCTTGCTCATGTCAGGCTGCCTTGTTCCGGAACTTGATCACCTTGTCCTGGGACGCCTTGGCGCGGGGCGTGCGCTTGGCAGGCTTCAGCGCCGCGGCGATGTCCACCACGGTGATCTCGCCGCCGGTATAGATGTCCCGCAGGCTGGCGATCTCGACGGCCCGCTGGACCGACGCGCCCGCCAGCACCGCGCCCGTAGCAAAGTCCTGCCCGGTTCCCATCGCGAACGGAAACTCCACAGGGTCGGGGCGGCGCACCTCTGTTGCGTAGTACGTCCCGCGCATCGGAGCCTCAAGCACCAACATGGTCGCCGCGAATTTATCATCGACAACGGGGTATGTGGCTGGATCGGCGCCGGCGTGGTGCCACGCGATCAGGGCTTCTCTTATGGCGGTCCCACCACAGAACGCATAAACCCGGCCATGGCGAACGAGGATCTTCTGAGAGCGGGTCCGCGTGATTTCGCTCCCGCTCGTAGATTGGCCATCGGCTGCGATCGAGAGCCCGTCGGTGACAATCGTGGTCATGGGAACCGTCTCACTTTGTCGGATTGGGCGCCGCGGATTCACCGCGGTCGGCGTTCGATTTGTTCTGAACCGCGCCCGTCACTGGCACGCTGCCGGAGGCCATGCCCGAAGCATCGACCTTGAAGGTAATGGATCCGTTCACGGTACCCGTCAGCGGCGCGACCGTAACATCGACCTTTTGCGGCGTCGCGGCCCCACCCGCCTGCTGCCCCGGCGCGTCGGTGCCGAACTTGACGACGGGCCGCGGCCCCTGGTTTGGCAGCAAGGCTCCCTTAACGGCGTCGCCGATGTATTTTCCAATCGCCTCAAAGGGCTTCGTTATGGCCGCGATGATGTTTTTGTCGCTGAAGGTGGCCGACAGGTTCTTGTCGGTGAAGAAGTCGTTGTAGGGCGCCGCGGGGCCTTTGTGCGTGCCTCGCCGTAGGGCGTGAAGGTGGCCCCACATTGGGTTACCGTAGCTCGTCTGGTAGTCCAGCAAGCGACCGACGTCGAAACCCTCCCTCTGGCCGGTAAGGGGGTTCCTGAGGACGCGGGCATAGTCGACGGCATCATTGCCGAAGCGTACCTTGCGAGTGTCGAGACCGAGCTGGTAGCGCATGTTCGACCGCAAGCCGCTCGAGCGGTCGAGGTGATCGAGGTATTTATCCCAGCTGGCGTAACTGCTCCCACCGCCGCCCGGTGGCTTGAGATCGTTGCCGACGGGCTTCAGCGCATTCAAGAATTTCAACGAGAAGAAGCGGTACTTCAGGCCGACCTCGATCGCGTTGCCGATGTCGGTCGATATCTTATCGATCCAGTCCAGCCCCTTCATGATCCACTGGCCAGCGGTCCTGACGCCGTGGCCTACCGATTCAAGTGATCCCTTGGGGTCCTTGATCAGGTTGTCGAGGCCGTGCCACGCCAGCTCGCTGACGACGAAACCAAGAACGCCACCCAGCATGGCCACACGCCGAGCGGTCTGGCCGACGCGCTTCGCGTACATGCCCCAGGTCGCAAGATGCTCGAAATCGTGGCCTTCGCCCAACAAGTGCATACTGCGGTGGAGGCGGTGCATGCGGGACTCTCCCGCGATCCCGCCCATGCCCATCTTGCCGCCGTGACCGCCGCCAGCGCCGCCCAGCGGGCCCATCAGGTAGCGCAGGAAGCGGTAACCGGCATATCCACCGGCCGCAGCAGAGGCATATCCGCCGTAGCGGTCCCAGCCCTTCGTCACCATGCCGCCGAGGCCAGAGAGGCCGCCGCCAAGCCCGCCGAGTGACGTTGGCGCGCTGGTCACGGCGTTGGCGAGGAAGTCCATGCCGGTCCCCATCAGGGAGCCCGCGGCCCGGCCGAGATCGGATTGGGCAATCTCCTTGCCGGCGTCGGACAGGTACTTGAGGAAGCCAGGCAACGGCGTCGACGTCATCAAGAAGTTGCTGAGGTCGGCAAACCCGCTGCGCAGCGATTGGGCGGCGCCCGAGCCCTGAACCGAGGTCCACAGCCCCTGGGCACCGCCCCAGGCGCTCGTCATCAGGTCGGCAAACCCATGCAGCGTGCCTTGCGGGTCGGAGAGCAGAGGCGTCAGGGCCGCAATCGCGACGCCACCGAGGACGAGCGGAACCATGCCGCCCATGAGGCGCCCGAGCAGACTGCGACCACCACCGGCCGCGGCAGCACCTCCTGCAGCGCCCAGTCCAAGCCCGATGCCGCCCCCGCTGAACGGGTTCAAGAGACCGATACCGCCGCGGAGCGCCGCGATGCCGAAGCCAGTCGCGGCCAGGCCGGAGAGACCGGCGAGACCGCCTATCCCCATCACGGTGCCCTTGCCGAACATCTCCTTGATCCGCGGGTGCTTGTCGAGGAACCCGCCAAGCGCGGTCGACACGTAATTAAACGCATCGCCCAGCTGGTTCATGCTGGCGATGTACTGCGGCATCATTGGAGTGCCGATGGTCGCCTTCAGATTAGACCACTGGGCGGCGACGGAAGTCTCGGCGCCCTCCTTGGTCTCACCGGCCAGGAAGCGTTTGCCGTCGGCGTAAGCCTCCATGATCCGCTTGACGTCGGCCATGGCTTTGACGTGCTTGTCGAAATTGTGTTCGTTGAAGAACATATCACTGAACAGGCCGGAGGTGCTCCGGTTCGGGAACATCGCGGCCAGATCGCCCGGCACATACGCCCGCAATAGCTTGCGGCCGAGCTCCGTATTCATATCCAGATGACGGGCCTTGGCGATGTGGTCGAGAATCATCTCTTCCGCTTTGCGCGGATCGACGTTGTAGGCATCGCGCAATGCATTGGGGAGGTGCGCGCCCTTGCCTTTGCCTTCGAGCAGGCCGAACTTCGCGAGCGCTTCCTTCTGCTTGCCGCGCAGCAACACGGCGCCGTTCATGGTGTTGTAAGTCGTCATGAGACGCTGGCCGGTCTGCATACCGCCGCGCTCTTGAATCATCGCCGGCAGGAAGCCGAAGCGGAACTCGTCGCTCATCCCGTAGAACGAGGCGCCCGCGTACTTCTGCATGGCGAGGTAGTCAGAAATCTTCGCCTGATCGCCATAGAGCGCCTTCATGGAGATCATGCCCTTGAGATAGCGCTCGACCTCCCCTTTGCGCTTCGCCGGGTCCATCTCATTGAGAGCGCCCTGCATTTCCGCCGACTTGACGCCGGCATAGGCCTCACGCAGCCATCCGGCACCCTTGCCGGCGTGCGTGCCACCCTGGAACGCCTTCAGAAACGACCCGAACCGGGTCATCATCTCGACGTTTCCCAGCGACGATTCCGCGTCGCCGAAGATGCTGACGCCTTCGTACATTTGCTCTAGCACGTCGCCGCGCGACATGTTGCGGTACTTAGCCGACAATCCGCTCGCCTGACTGACGGCCCGGCGCGTCTGAGCATCGTTGAAGCCGGCGAAGCCCATCTTTTGCTGCGCCATATACTCGTTGTTCGAGGTGTCGAGGAAGTGACCAAGACCGCTCTGCAGGTGGGTTGCCAGCTCATAGCCACCGAACGCCAGCATGCCGTTGCGCATCACGTTCTGGCGGGCGCGTTGGCGCGAGTCCTCGCGGGCCTGCAACCTCCCCAAAGCGGCGTGCGCCTCTTCGAGGGTCTTGACCTGCCGGGCGGCCTTTTCTCCGGCAGCCCCATAGGCCTGCAATTGGCGGGTGGCCGACTGCAAGGCCGGGTCGATCGACTTAACAGACGTATGCAGACGGCTGGCTCCTGCCGCGCCTTTGGCCATGGCCTTATCGACGGCATCAGCCGCCTTGCCCATCTGGTGGATGGCTTTCTCGGCTTTCAACGCCGACGCGCCGATCTTGTTGGCGTTGCCGGAGAACTTATCGATCAGCTCGAAAATGAAGTCGACGACGTGCTGGGACATTGACGTGAAATCTCCCCTCAGCGTCCGCCGGTTTTGAGCTTATCGAGTTCGTTCAGGAAGTCGTTGGCCGTGAGCAGCTCGGGCAGCGCCAGGGACAGCGCCCGATCCAGGCTCAAAGCTCCGTTACTTCGGAAGGCTGAGAGGTGGGCGATTCGGTTCCAGTCGTCGAAGCTGACTTCGACGGCGCAACCCCCGTTAAGAAAAAATCGGCGAAGCCGGCCAGAATGATGTTGATCGCCTCCATGCCGCCGGCCTGGTCGATGGCATTCCATTCGCCGTCGTTGAGGGCCGAGCCGGTCCTGCCGCCCTCAGCGTCGCCGACAAAGGCAAGCCGCGGATTGCCGGTCAGGACCTTCTTCAGCCAGTCCCAGAACTCGGGGAACCGATCGGGGCCAAGCCCGGTCGCGAAGTAGTCCATGACGCGATCGGCCATCTCGACCTCGGTCTCGGGCGGAAGCTCCTCGGCCTCGACCACGCCAGCCTGAGCGGCATCGGCTGCCATCGCCTTGCGGGCGCGCATCATGGTCTCGATCGCCTCGGGCTTCATGGCCGAGAACGCGATGGCCTGTTCGCGCTGGAACGTGGCGCTGGCGGCCTTGGCAAAGCCGATCATCCGGCTGTGGATGGCGAAGTGCGCCAAAGAGGGCGCGCACACCGTGACGGCGTGTTCGGTCAAGAACGTGGCCTGACCGCCAGGCGCCTTGGCGGTGTAGCGGAACTCGCACGGCAGGATCAGGACCTTGCGGCCCTTCTGGACCGGAGCCGCGTGTCCCGACACGGCTCCGCTTTGGTTCGATGGATGTGACATGGGTAGTCCCCCTTAGTGGTGTTAACGTTTAAGCGACGTAGCGCGCGTCCCACGCGACCGTGATATTGCCGTTGGCCTTGAGGCCAGCGTTCATGTCGCCTTTGAGGTAGCACTGGTCAAAGGCCCACGAAGACCCCGACGCCTGGTCGACGATCTGGATCGTCTCCTGGCCGCCGTTGTTGGCGTTGTTGATCCAGGCACGGCAGATGCCGATCATCTCGGGCGTGTTGGCGACCTCGAACTTGACGCCGCACACGAGCTTGGAGGCGTCGATGCCGTTGACGAGGGCGATCGAGCCGCCGCCGTTGGACACCGCGCGCGGCGTCGAGCCGTTGCCGAGGCCCCACTCCGCCGAGTTGGGGATGATCGGAATGGTGACGCCCGACACGAGCACTGACGGCGTAGAGACTTCCCGGGTCTGACTGATGGTGGCCATTGCGACGGTTCCTGGATTGGGGCGAAAAAGGCGGGGTTGCTAAAGCGGTGAGCGGACCGGAGCGAGCGGCCTCGGCCTACCCGCTCCCTGTCCTGGCCTTACGAGGACGAGCCGACCGTGAAGGTGTACTGGATGACGCCGTTGATCTGGCCGAGCTGGCTGACCATCGGGACCACCATCGAGATCGCAGCGAGCCGCTGTGACGGCGTCAGCGTGATGACGAGGCTCTGCTCGAACGCGGTCCGCGCCGCCTGGCCTTCGACCGTCAGCGCCATCTGGGTCAGCTGTTGATAGAGCAGCTGGCAGAAGGAGAAGATGGTCTGCTGGTTGGTCATGTCAAACCCGCCGACGATGTCACCGGTGGTGAGACGGGTCTGGGCGAAGCGCTTCTGGCAGTTCTCCTGGAAGAACTCCCGGATCATGCCGTGCGTGTCGCGCCACTCGAGATACTTCCAAGTCTGGTCGGGATTGCCCGCGGCATCGTTGAGCCAGGTCGTCACGATCTGGCCGGCGATCACGCTATTGCCGAAGCGGTTGTCGCCGATGACCGAGACGCCAGAGGCCTCGAGCTCCACCTGTTCGTCGTAGGTATGGCCGGTGCCGGCGAGGCCAGGAGCCACGCCGATCAGCGGCGTGTTGAAGTAGGGCAGCGACGCGGTGCTCGGGCCGCCGACCTGGTCGTTTGGGGCGTTGGTGACGACCACGCTCGAAATATCGGCGCCGAGCGAAAGGCGCAGATCGCGGGCCGCAGCAAACTTGGCTGCGATCACGTCGGGGGCTTCGGGCAGGTAGGGGCCGAGCCAACGGTTCGCCATCGCCGTCGGCTGGTTGTTGAGGACGACGATCTCCGAGCTGTTGAGCCCGAGAGCGGTTGCCATCACCGTCGAGAACGGCTGATTGAGATAGACGAAACCACGCCCATCCATCACGTTGTTGGCGACGTTCTTGCGCGGGTTCAGGAAGCCTGAGAGCGACCCCAGCGTATAGCTGTTGGGCCACACGATGGTCTGATACCGGGTCGAGGCGACCGGATCCCACAGCGAGGTCAGCGAGGGGTTGGTGGCGCCGCCGGCCCAGCCGGTCAGCGTGACCGTGAGGCCAGGCACCTTGCCCTGGACCGCCAGCAACCAATCATTGGCGCCGAGGCCCTTGTTGGCCGCGGTCAAGGTGACCGTCTGCAGACCGCTGATGACGCTCGAAGCGGCAGTGAACGGCATGTAGAGATCGGCGGCGATGGCCGCCATCAGAGCGGCGGCAACGACGCTCGGGGTATCGCCGATGTTGACGTCGACCTCGTACGTGTGGTTCTGCTGGCTGACCACCGAGAAATACAAAATGCCGGCAGCCGTTGCGGTGCCGGCGATCCCGACCGCCGCGGCTGCCAAGGTGCCACCGCTGGCGTCCGACAAGGGAAGTGCATCGACCTGGGTGACGGTGTTGACCTCGCGGTAAGCCATCGCGATCTGGGCCAGGTGCGAGTTCGCACCGAAGGCCGCGGCGATATCGGCAAACGTGCGCGGCACGTTGGCGAAGAGGGCGCCGGGCGTGGCCGAGCCCGTCGTCATCTGACCAATCAGCAGGGCGCGCTGGTTCTCCGGGCCGATGGTCGAATCGACGGTTACGAGATCGAACGTCGTGCGCGGATTGGCGACGTACTGCTGAGAATACTGAGTTGCCTGTGCCATGGATTAGGAGCCTTTCACGGTCGAGGTCGCGGCCGGCGCCGCCGTTGCGGGAGCTGCAGACGAGGTCGCAGCGGGAACGGGTGTCGGGGTCGCCGGGGAGGCGCCGACAACAACCACGGCGCCGATGCCGTAGAGGTTTTCGTCGGCGAGACGACGCCGCCAATTCTGATCAAGCGGGATGCCGTCGGCATCGACCGCGACAGTGAACTCAGCTCCGGGGCGCTTGCCGTGAATCGGCGTGGACCCCGCGATGCGGAGCCTGATCGTCTGATTGGTCATGGCGGTGGGGTTCCTTGGGCAGGGTGGACTTAAACGAAGGGCACGGTGGCGGTGAGCGGCTCGCTGTCGAGCGTGTCGTGATAAATGCCGGGCGAGAACGTGAGCCCGCGGAAGGCGACCGACCCTGTCGGTGCGACCGGACCATCGGGCGACGCCGCGCTGGCCCCGCCGAGCGATCCAGGACCATCCCCGGACGGCGGGGTCATCGGCACTTCCGGAAGCGCGGTGATCTCGAAGGGCAGGATCGAATCCCACTGGTGCAACTGAACCGGGGCCTCGACCGAAAACCCGTGCCAGTAGGTGGCGTAGTCGTACTCGCCCATGGTCTGGCCGTGCTGAACCAGGGTGTGGACGTAAGTGTCGCCGGCAAAGAACTCCGCGCGCGGCACCTTGAGACCGTCGAAGGTGCGCAGCATCGCGGCCAGCACTTCGCCGTTGGCCAGATCGGACGGGCGGGCGCCGCTGGTCGATTTGGCGGCCGGCAACGCCACGTAGAGGTTATAGCCGTCGAGCAGCAGGCGACGGTAATCCGAGCCTGCGGTACGCTCGATCAGCGCGTCGGTCTGGGCCCGGCGGTCTTTGGAGAGCTGCATCGTCAGCCACGGGCAGATGAACAGCCACGACTTGCCCATCAAGGCATTGGTCTGGCTGGTCGCGCCGGGGGCAAACCCGCGCGTGTAGAGGTTCTTGGCGACGTCGAAATTGATGGCGCCGGCGACGCGCACGTCGCTGACCGCAACCGGATTGGGCACCGTATAGGACCGCGCCACATCTGGCGGGGTCGGGAAGGTCGCGGTCGTGGTGCCGGTCGCCGTGACCTTATGCCAGCCGACGATGCCCTGCTCTAGCCGCTCGATCAGGGCTTCGGCGCCGGTCATCGTAATTGGTCCGGCGGTCAGGCCGACATTTGACGGCACCAGCACCGTGAAGGTGTTAGGACCGTCGACCGAGACGAGCTGCTTCATGCCGTTGACGGCACCGACCGCAAACCCGGAAAGCTTGGCGAACAGATTCCAATTCAGCGTCAGGTCGTGCCCGTAGGCGGTCGTGATCTGCACGAGCAGGCCCTGGGACACCGCGACGGCCGTCGCGGCGGTAATCGCGTTGGGCGTACCAGCGTCGACGATGGAGATCGCCTTCGGCTGACCGATCGGGATGCCATGGGGCGCTGACCACGTGAGCGTGACCAAGCCACCCGTCACCACGGTCATGAGCGACAGGTTGACCGGTTCGGAGAACAGCCGGGTCAGCGCCGGCAGCCGGACCGTCGCGTGTGCGACCAGGGGGGACACTCTCATCTCACGACACCATGCGCCAGACCCAGGATCCCATGATGGCCTCGACCTGGCCTTCGGTGTCGCGGATGGCGCCGCCGACGGTCGGCCTGGCGCCCATTTTGGAGGTTCCGAACTCGACGTAGCCGGCGTGCGGCGCCGTCGCCCAGATCGCGATACGCATCAGAGAGTTGGAACCACCGATCGAGCCCATCATGCTGCCCGACTGGTTGGCGGCATACTCGCCGGCGGATGAGGACTGATTGGGCAAGCGCGGATACTGGCGACCCGAATGGGGGCCCTCGATCATGCCCTGTCGCGCGCGGTTGGTGATCAGGATCACGGCCTCGTTGCCGCCGCCCAGGATCGCGCGCTGAAAGTTGGCCTTGAGGTTCAGCAACACGCGGTTGGCATCGGCTTCGCCGCGCACCATGAAGCCCATGACCCACCCCCTACAGCAGAACGATCAGAACCAACGCCAAGATGGTCAGCAGCGCGACGCCTGCGATGTCCGCGGTCGGGCTCGTGCGGGCCCACGCCAGCGGATCGGGGCGCTCGGGGTCCATGCGGCCTACCTGTCGACCGGCTTATCGGCGGCGCCGACGAGCGCACAGCGCAGACGCATCCAGCGCCGGCCCTCGTTGATCGTATCGACCGCGAGAATGGTATAGAGCGTGCCGAGGCTGTCCTGGACGCGGTCGCGGATATCGACGGGCAAGCTCGTGAAGCGGATGATGAAGGTGTGGCTGGCCTTGGCGCCACCGAGCGCGACGGTATCGAATTCACTGACACCGTTGTGCGTTTGGCAGGCGGCCCGGGTCGTCAGAAACGGCGTGTAGACGTGGTCGATCTCTTCGCAACCGAGGGACGTCGGCATGACGATGGCGCGGCGCATCAGCTGGATCGACCAGCGCATATCGCCGAGCTTGGGGGCCTTGGCCATGGCTTAGTGTCCTTTGGCCTTCCGGGCCGCCTGGGCGGCGTCACGGTTGGTCTTGTTCTGAAAGCCGCGGCCGTGGTCGACGCCGTTGCCGGGCGCCTTCGGAGCAAGCTTGGCCGCGGCGTGCGTCGCTGCGATCGCCGGGATAGCGCTGGCGGCGTCCCGTTGGTCGAGAGTCGCTGATACCCGTGCGCTATGCTCGCGCAGCGCATGTGCGGCGCTGATCTCGCTGGAGGCCTGGCGGATATGCTCAGCGCCGAAGCCAAGCAGGCTACCACCTCCCAGGACGCCGGAGACCGGCATATGGGTCGCGATCCCGAGCCCGGTCACGCCGAGGCC